CGAAAAAGACGTTTGCTCCTAACGACCTTTTAAATTTAAATCTGGATTCAGCTATTAAGCAAATACAAGAAGGTGATACAAATATATCTTTTGCAGTAGGAGAAGGTAGTAAGACTGATGAACAAAGGCTTGACAGCTTCATTGACTATCTTTTGAATTACGGCAGAGATGAATTTATCACCTATAGGAGATTCAGATGGTAGATGCGTGGAAGCAGGCAAGAAAAGCCATAGAGAGCAGATATAAAGGGCTATGTGACATACTGGAAAAAAGAAAGGTAAAAGATGAGGTTACTAAGGCCACTGTATTGAAAGATATGGCGGTCTTAAATAATCAGCCTTGCAGGTTATCATACAGTAGTTCCGGCACAGCTAATCAGACCGATACTGTATCGAACATAGAACAGACTATTAAGCTGTTCATTGCTCCGGAGATTAAGATTGCTCCGGGATCTAAGCTTAGGATAACTCAAAACGGAGTAACTACCGACTATATATCAAGCGGAGTGCCTGCCGTATATGAGACACATCAGGAGGTGTCCTTGGAGCTTGAAAAGGAGAACGCTTAATGGCTAGTTGGGGAAGAGCAGACTTTGAGGCTTTTAGAAACCTTCAGGAGAAGATACAGAGCCTTGAAGATATTGATATGGATGCTTTTTGTACTGAATGCAGTAAAGAGATTGCAGCAAGGCTTTTAAGTTTGGTTGTGAGAAGAACTCCTGTGGGCAAGTATCCTTCAGGAAGTGGAAAAGTTGGCGGTACACTAAGAAGGGGTTGGGGTGTGGTAGCAGATATAAACGTTGTTAAAGAAGGTGATACCTATACGGTAACGATTATAAACCCGGTTGAATATGCTTCTTATGTTGAATTTGGCCATAGAACCAGAAACGGCGGATATGTAGAACCACAACTTATGCTCACTATATCTGAAGAAAAGTTAAAAAATGCAATACCTAAGCTGTTAGAAAGAAAAGTAAAGAAAAAACTTATGGAGGCATTAAGTGGCGGAAATTAACTTATCTTTGGTATTGGATGCTATCACGGTTGTGCTTGACAGTGTGTCGTCCGACTCAAGTATATACATAGATAAGGTTGAGCAAGGGTTAAATGACGGCGATTTTTTAGTAAGGCTTATAAATACCGATTATTTAAAAAGAGGAACGGGAGAGCTAAACAGAGTCGTTTCGTCATTTGATATTATATATTTTCCAAAGAATGGGAATAAAGATTGTATTTGTATGGGTGATAAGCTGTCGGAATCGCTTTCTATGATTAAGCTTTCAACTGAGGATGTGATACGAGCCGTAGAGAAGTCTTTTGAAATTGTAGACAGTATTTTGCATTTTAGAGTTTCATACAACTACAGCACAATTAAGTATCAAAATGCTGATAGCATGGGACAAATATCTTTGAACAGAGGTAATTAAGTTGGGAAAAGAAAAGATTGATTTAACTAAACACACAAAAGAGGCTATTAAAGCATCTTCAAGATACTTGGGGCATGGAGATGTACTTGATGTAATCCTTGACGATGATACAGCTTACTCAATAGGTGAAGTTGACGGCCTTATGGATGAATTTTTGAAAAGAGAGGTGGAATAATGGCATTAGGTGGTGGTATTTGGACAAGGCAGGATAAGGTATTGCCCGGAGCTTACACGGTGTTTTCAAATGCTAAAAAGGCGAGTGCTGCACTTTCAATTAGGGGCATTGTGGCACTGCCGATAGCTCTTGATTTTGGAGAAACGGGAAAGGTTTTTGAAGTAAGCAGAGAAGACTTTATGACAAAGTCAAAGGAACTCTTTGGCTACAGAATAGATGACGATCGCATGCGTAATCTTAGAGAGGTTTTCTTGCACGCGACTAAGGTACTTGTATATAGGCTTGTATCGGCTGATGCAACGGCTGCAAGTAATACACTTGCTACGGCTAAGTATGTAGGTAAAAGAGGTAATGATATTAAGATAGTAGTAGGTGCAAATGTTGATAAGCCAAGTGCCTTTGATGTTAGTACATATCTTGATAATGTTTTAGTGGATACACAGACTGTCGATAATATGGCAGGGCTAAAGGATAATGCGTATGTAACTTTTAAAAGTTCCGCTACATTATCTGCTACAGCCGGAATGCCGCTTAGCGGGGGCACTGACGGCGGTAATCTTACAGGAGAGATATATACAAAGGCTTTAGAGAGTTTCGAGGCATATGCATTTAACATTTTATGCTGTCCTGTTATTGACAGCACCATAACAAAGTTGTTTGTGGCATATACTAAGCGGCTCAGGGATGAAGTCGGGTCGAAGTTCCAAACAGTTGTATATAAGTCTGATAGCGACTATGAAGGAATTATCTCCATAAACAATGATGTAGTTGGAACGGATAAAAATTCTTTGGTGTATTGGGTATCAGGAGCAGAGGCAGGATGTGAAGTAAATAAGAGCCTGACAAATGCAGTGTATGACGGAGAATACGAGGTTGTCACGGATTATAAGCAATCACAGCTTGAGACAGCGATTAAGCAGGGTAAGTTCACTTTGCACAATGTAAACGGCGATGTGAGGGTTCTTGAAGATATCAATTCATTTGTGTCATTTAAGGTTGATAAGGATTCTATGTTCAGTTCGAATCAGACTATCAGGGTAATAGATCAGATAGCAAATGATATAGCTGCATTATTCAATACAAGATATTTAGGCGTAGTGCCTAACGACAATGCAGGACGAATCAGTCTTTGGAATGATATTTGTAAGATACATCAGGAACTTGAAAAGCTTCGTGCCATAGAAAGTTTTGATACCAAGTCGGTTGAGGTGATTCAGGGCGATGATAAGAAGTCTGTCCTCTGTACCATAAACGGAATAGATATTATAAATGCTATGACAAAGCTTTACTTGAATGTAATCATAGCGTAGAAAGGGAATACAGATGAACGATTCAATTATGAATGCTTTGGATGCCTTGGCAGGAGCACAGGCCAGCGCGCACGTAACGCTTGCAGACGGTAAAAGATATAATTTTATGCAGCTATATTCTTTTGAGGCAAGCATGAAGATAAATCTGGTGGAGGTGCCTATTCTCGGAAAGACGGGCAAGGGAAATAAGCCTAGCGGATGGACGGGAGAATGGAAAGGAACAGCACATTTCAATCAGTCGGTACTTAGGGCTATGTGGCTTGAGTATAAGAACTCCGGAAGACTTCCAAGCTTTGATATACAGGTTACAAACGAGGACCCGACAGCTTCAGTAGGAAGACAGACTATTGTACTTAAAGGATGTCTCAGTAAAGGAGGCATACTTACAAAGTTTAATGCAGATTCAGAGACACTTGATGAGGATATCGAAGGAACATTTGATGACTGGGAAATGCCTGAAAGCTTCTCATTGCTTAAGGGTATGCAGTAAAAGGAGATTAGAACATGAGTAGAGATTTAAGTGCTTTTTTATCACAGAATGTAAAAAGGGTTGAGAATACACTCTACCCTGCGACAAACAGAATCGTAGATGAGAACGGAAATCCGATTCCTTGGGAAATATGCTGCATTACAGCGACGGAGAATGCAAGAATAAGAAAAGGGTGCATGACAATGGTTGCGGTAGCAGGCAAGAAAGGGCAGTATACGCAGGAGTTTAACTCTCAGTTATATCTTGCAAGGTTGTGTGTAAGGACTACAGTGTATCCTGATTTGCAGGATAAGGAGTTACAAGACAGCTATGGCGTTATGAGCGCTGAGGAGCTTATATCAACTATGCTTACACCGGGAGAATTTGAGGACTATGCAACAGCAGTCATGAAAGCAAACGGCTTTGATGATGAAGAAAATTTGGTTGAAGAAGCAAAAAACTAATTAACGGCGGTGATCCTGAAGCCAATTACGCTTACTACTGTCTGCATAAATTCCACTGGAAACCTACGGAATTTATAGAGATGTCGGAAGAAGAAATGGCTTTTGTGATTGCCGCCATTGATATTAAAGCTCAGAATGATAAGAAACATGCGGATGAGCTGAAAAGCAAAATCAGGAGATAGGAGGCTGAATAATGGCTACAATACAATCACAACTTGTACTGACAGATGGTATGTCAAGTGTGTTAAGAAGAATGAATTCAGCCTTACTCACTTGTATTGACAGCTTTGAGCAAATGCAATCCACGTCATCAAATCAAATTGATACGACGGTATTGAGAGAGACAAGAGCAAGCCTTACAGAGCTTAACGGTGAGCTTAATACATCGGTAGAAAGCCAGGAAAGAGTCAGGGAGTCGTCAAATCAAACAGATGCGATACTCAAGAAATTAAGAGAAAGCTTTTTAAAGCTTGCGGCTGCAGCAGGTATTGCATTTTCAGTTAAAGGTACCATAGAATTGGCTGATACATATACTCAGACGCAGGCGAGACTAAACCTTATTACAGGTGACTTAGAGAAAACAAAGAACTTGCAGGACGCTATAGCCGCATCTGCTAATCGCTCAAGGGCGGCATACCAATCTACGGCAGATGCGGTATCTAAGATGGGCTTGATGGCTAAAGACGCATTCAGCGTCGCAGATGAGAGCGGGCATAAGACACTTAATACAAATGAGCTGGTAGCATTTACAGAGCTTTTAAATAAGCAGTTTATTATAGCCGGAACATCGGCGCAAGGAATGGAAGCCACTATGACACAGCTTACACAGGCCATGGCTTCAGGAGTACTAAGAGGAGATGAGCTAAACTCGGTATTCGAGCAAGCGCCGACCATTATTGAGACTATCGCAAATCACTTAGGTGTCGAGATGGGGCAAGTTAGACAGTTGGCACAAGAAGGAAAGATAACTGCAGGTGTAGTAAAAGCTGCTATGCTTTCATCCGCAGATGAGATAGATGCAAAGTTTAATTCAATGCCTTACACATATGCTCAGGTAGCAACAATGATTCAAAATATTTTATTGAATGCATTCGAACCGGCAATTCAAGTGATAGGAACAGGCGCACAGTGGATAGTGGATAATTGGGATGATATAGAACCGATACTTGTAGGAATTGCAGGGGGTGTAGCGATAGCAACCGTTGCTTGGGGAATATATACTGCACAGCAGTGGCTTGCTGTAGCAGCTAATCAAGCGATGGTTGCAAGTATGCTGACTAACCCGTTTCTATGGATTGCGGTTGCACTCGGTGTACTTATCACTGTGATTTACAGATTCATTCAATCTGTCGGAGGAATGAAGAATGCATGGACTCTTGCACAGATGGCTATGGGAGTAGGTATCGCATGGTTAAGAGTTGCGTTCATGACAGGTATATACGGAATCATAGATATGGCAGGAAAGCTTTCATTGTGCTGGCAAAAGACAGGTGTTGCTGTGTCGAACTTTATAGGACAGATGAGAGCGAATGTACTTGTAGGCATTCAGAATATGGTTAACAGCGCTATCAGTTTGATAAACGGGTTTATCAATGCCTTGAATAAGATACCGGGGGTAAGCCTTCAGGCAATATCGCAAGTTACATTTGCAAGTACTGCACAAGCACAGTTCAATGCGGAAAAGACTGCCAGAGAGCAGGGACTTGCCGATGCCGAAGTTCATGAGGACGCATCAAGAAGGGCAAGAGCGTGGGAACTTTTGCAGATGAAAGGCGACTTAAACAGTAAAATGGCAGACCTTAAGGGTAAGTATACAGAGTTTAAGACAGATGCAATTGCAATGAAAAACGGAGACGGAATAGATTCTTTAGGTCCTTTTGATACAGGAGAGGGTGCAGGCCTTGCAGACAATGCAAAAAAGACGGCAGGGAACACTGCAGCTGCAGCAGGAGCACTTGCAGATACTAAGGAAAATCTTGAATACTTAAGAGATATAGCGGAGCAGGAAGCTATTAACAGGTTCACTACTGCCGAGATAAAGATTGATTACTCAGGAATGACAAACCAGATAAGTTCAAATATGGACTTGGATAAAGTGTTGGATACTCTGACTGTTAAATTTGTTGAGGCGGTTCAGATGGGAGCAGAGGGGGTACATAATTAATGTATAGATTCTATTTAGCAAATATGTTGTTACCTGTCACGCCTTCAAAATTAAGTGTAAAAACCAAGAACATGAATAAGACTGTAACTCTTATAAATGAGGGCGAGGTCAACATTATAAAAACAAAGGGTTTGAGGGAGTTCAGTTTTGAGCTCCTTTTACCTTTTGACAGATATTCCTTTACAACTATGAACAGGCCGAAGAAACAAAAAAGCTATTTGGATAAACTAAATAGGCTTAAGATAAATAAGAAGCCGTTTCAGTTTATAGTAAAACGACCAAAAGGGTTTAAGACAAATATAAAGGTTACCTTAGAAGACCTTAGTATCACAGAGGATGCAAAGGAAGGCAGAGATATAAAGGTAAGTGTCACCTTAAAGGAGTATAGACATTATGGGACTAAGAAGGTTGTTTTTGTTCAACCGACGTCCGCAGTAGGGGAGCAATCTAAGCAGGAAGAGAAAAAAGAAGAAGCCAAGGTGGCGGAGAATAGGGACTCGTCTACTGCACAAAAGCCAAAGACTCACATATTAAAAAGGGGTGATACTCTTTGGGGGCTTGCCAAGAGATATTACGGAAACGGCTCTTTATACCCTAAAATTGTGAGTGCAAATCCTAAAATAAAGAACCCTAATTTGATTATAGACGGATGGGAGCTTGTAATACCATGACAGTAAATATAATGATTAGCAATGGAAAAGAGGCCTATATACCGTCACTCAAAGAGGGGATTCAGTTGGATTTGGAGCGTAAAGGCAGCCCGGGGAAATTGAAGTTTTCATATTTCAACGATGGAAACATTAAGGCTGAAGAAGGTAATCAGGTAAAACTTACAGTGGACGGAGTAGATGTATTTTTCGGATTTCTTTTCAGTAAAAAGATTTCAAGTCAGGATAGCAGCTTTGTTGAGTGCACGGCATATGATCAACTGAGGTACTTAAAGAATAAAGATACTTACTCGTACAATAATCTAACCGTGGGTGAAGTTATAAAGCTTATTGCCGAAGACTTCAGGCTTAATATCGGAGAGCTTGAGGATACAGGATATAAGATACCGCATAGAGAAGAGCAGAACAAAACACTGTTTGATATTATACAGAATTCAATTGATGAGACTGTGCAAAACACAGGTAAGCTTTATGTGTTCTACGATAATGTAGGTAAGCTGACGCTTAAAAATATTGAAAGCATGAAGCTTGACCTGCTTATAGATATGAGTACAGCTGTAGGATATGAGTATAACAGCTCTATTGATAGCAATACTTACAATCAGGTAAAGGTTGTATATAAGAACACGAAGGATAAAACAAATGATATCTTCCTGGTAAAGAGCGGTGAGAATATCAATAAATGGGGTGTGTTACAGCTTAATGAAAGCGTAGAGACTAAGGAGTCAGGTGCAAGAAAAGCTGAAGCTTTACTTAAGTATTATAACAAGGTATATAAAACGCTCACAGTAAAAGATGCATTTGGCGATGTAAGAGTTAAAGCAGGTTCGTCTATGGTTGTTATGCTGCAGTTTGAGGATGTAAAGATATCAAACTATATGGTGGCTGAGAAGGTAACTCATACTTTCAAAAACGATGAACACTTGATGACGCTAAAGCTGAGAGGAGGGTTGTTTAATGTATGATTTTGTGGAAGCTGTAAAACAAGCAGCGCTTGAAGCCGTGGAATCCAAGGATCCTATGAGGTTTTGCTTCGGTAGGGTGAGTAAAGTGGATCCTCTTGAGATATGGATAGATCAGAAGCTTACGGTACCTGAGAGTGCTCTTATTCTTACAGGAATGGTGAGTAAGCATTCGGTAGAAGTCGAAGGGCAGGGTAAGATTACTCTGAATAACAGCTTAAAAGTTGGAGAACAGGTTATTCTTATCAGAGTTGACGGTGGCCAAAAATACATAGTATTGG